GCAAGATCCAAAAGAATGGGATAGTTTTCAATATACAACTTTGGAAGGTGGGATGGTATCAAAAGAAGAATTAGAACAAGCTAAACAAGATATTGATATTAGAACTTTTAGACAAGAGTTTGAGGGAACGTTTGAGAATTATGCTGGACAAGTATATTATAATTTTCATCCTGTAGAAAGTGTGGTGGAACAACATTTAGATTTTAAAAGACCATTACACATCGGACTTGATTTTAATGTCGATCCAATGAGTGCTTGTGTATCTCATATTGTAAAAGATAAAATTATATTTGTTGATGAGATTGTTATTTATGGCTCAAATACTGATGAAATGTGCCAGGAAATAAAAGATAGATATGGTTCTAAAATACCAATATTTATCTATCCTGATCCAGCTTGTAGGCAACGAAAAACATCTGCTGGAGGTAAAACCGACTTATCTATTTTGCAAAACGCTGGGTTTAATGTAAAAGCAAAACTCAAGCATTCAGCTATCAGAGATAGAGTTAACAATGTAAACTCAAGACTTAAAGATTCTAATGGGCAAAGGCATATTTTTATTAGCAATTCCTGTAAAACTATATTAAAAGGACTTCAACGTCAGGTGTATAAAGAAAATACAAATATACCAGACAAGGAGGAAGGTTTTGATCATATGTGTGACGCAATAGGATATCTCGTCGACTATGTAAAACCTTTAACAATAAAAAGTCCAATTGGATCTCCGCAACGATGGAATATAAAGGAAGGAAAACGTGGCATACACAAAAGATCAGGCACTAGATACTCATAAAGATTATAAAGAAGCGGTTACAAATTTTGAGTATTTTATACGTTCTTACAACGGCGGATACGATTACACTTTAGGCCAATACTTAAATCGTTATAATTTAGAGCTTGATAACGAGTTTAATCAAAGACTTGCTAATACTCCTTGCGACAATCATTGCAGAAATATAATACAAATATATTCATCGTTTCTATTTAGAGTAAAGCCATCTAGAAATTTTGGATCTATGGCAGAAGAACCTAGTTTAGAATCATTCTTAAAAGACGCAGACCTAGAAGGTAATAGTTTTAACAATGTAGTCAAACAAGCTCAAAATTATGCATCTATTTATGGTCATTGTTTTATGATATTAGACAAGCCATCAATACAAACAAGAACAAGGGCAGATGAACTTAGTCAAGATATAAGACCATATGTTTCAATCGTTACACCAGAGAATGCTTTGGATTGGAATTTTAAAAGAGAGGTCAATGGTAAATACTATCTAGATTATTTAAAAATACGAGAAGAGGTTGATAAGGATGGAGGTACATATTTTAGAATGTGGTATCCTGATCGAATTGATACAATTTATCAAAAAGACAACGACGAGCCTTCTCTAATAGATACTGCCGAGAACCAGATCGGAAAAATACCAGCAGTTATTTTATATAATTCCAAAAGCCATAAAAGAGGTATAGGAATATCCGATCTGACTGATATAGCAGACCTTCAAAAGGCTATCTATAACGAGTACTCTGAAATAGAACAATTAATTAGATTAACAAACCATCCGAGCTTGGTAAAAACTCCAAGTGTAAATGCAAGTGCTGGAGCTGGTGCGGTAATCGAAATGCCTGAAGAAATAGAACCAAATTTAAAACCATATTTACTACAACCATCAGGAGCTAACTTAAACTCTATTATGGAATCAATTAAACACAAAGTAGAGGCCATAAATAGAATTGCTCATACAGGAGCTATTAGAACTACCAAACAACAAGTTTCATCAGGTATAGCTTTGCAAACAGAATTTGAACTATTGAATGCAAGGCTTTCAGAAAAAGCTGATAACCTTGAGATAGCTGAAGAGCAATTATTTAGACTATATGCTCAATTCCAAAACGTAGATTTTGATGGCGAGATAAATTATCCTGACTCATTCAATATTAAAGATTATGCAATAGACTTACAATTCTTTTCTATGGCAAAAGCTATGAATATTCAGTCACCAACTTTTAATAAAGAAGTTGATAAAGAAATTATAAGATCTGTATTAGACGATGATGAGAAACTAAACCAAGCCTTTGATGAGGTTGATGGCCAAGCAGAAGTAGGTCAGTTTAGCCAGGATGAAGTTCAAGAAGAAGATGTTGAAAATGAAGATGTATAATGGCAGACAAAGTCAGACAATTCACAATATATCGAATCAAAAATTTAGATCGAGCAGAGCAAGAATATTATAGAACTCTGCAACGTACTTTAGATAAAATAGAAGATGACGTTGTCAAACTAGCTGGAAGAGAACTACCAACTCAAGCTGGTAAACTTATCGAACTACAATCTGCAATTGCTATAAGACCTAAAATAAGAACTATACTACAAACAGAGTTTTTAGGATGGGCAGATACTCTTACTAAAAAAGGTTTTAATAGACAGGCAAAAAGAATAGAACGTGCTTTTAAAGGTATAGGTAATATTCCAATAGAGTTCCAAGAACTAACAAAAGGTGATCTTGAGCTTATTAGAAATTTAAAATTACAAACTTTCACTCAGTTTAAAGATATATCAAATACTTTTACCAAAAGGTTAGCAGATAAGGTTTATCAAAATACTTTAGTGGGCCGAGAGTTTGTAGAGTTAGAGCAAGAGTTGAGACAAACAATAAATGGTATTTATAGTAGGTCAGATGACAAAGAGGCACAAAAGTTAGTAGAATTTGTAAAAAAGAATAAAAACAAAAAGTCAATGCAAGTGTCAGTTGATAAGGCAGTTCAAACTTTACAATCAAAATTTGGTAGAGATAGAGCTGGTGATAATATGAGGAAATATGCATCCCAGCTATTAAACGATGGATTACGTGAGTTTGATGCACAAGTAAATGCTTATAAATCGTCAGAAGCTGGTCTTACCCACGTTAAATACTTTGGTGATATTATTCCAACTACAAGGGATCATTGCAAAAAAATTTTAAGAGGTGTATATAAAGTAAGACAAAGCAATGTCTTTTCTGTCGATGAAGTTAGAAAACTTTATAAACGATTACCAGGATGGTCTGGTAAAAAACCAGGTGATCCTTTAATCGTTAGAGGAGGATATAACTGCCGACATCAATGGACTTATGTAAGTCCTGATTGGTACGATGGAGAGGGCAATTTAATTATATAGGAGCAAAAATGTCAGAAGAGCAAAAGGTTAATCAACCGCAAAATGATGCACAAGAAGTTGTGGCTAAACAAACTGAAGCTGACGCACCAAAACCAGCTGGAACTTTTAATCAAGAAGATGTTGATAGAATAGTCAAACAAAGACTT